ATATTAAATAGGAGAAAAGATATGGCATTTTTCTTTAGTAGAGATACCAAAGTATTTATGGAATGGTCAGAAGATGGAACTGCCGGAACTACAGCGTTATTTGAATTACCTGTATTAGACGGTTTCTCTTTTAGCCAAGGAACAAATACTTCGGAAGTCACACTGAACGAAGCCGCAAACTCATCAGGCTACAGTAAAAGAGGTAGAGCAATGTTTACTGACTCTTTTGCACCAGCTGAATGGAGCTTCAGTACATATATGAGACCTACTAAGTCAGGCAGTAATGCTAAAATGGCTAGTGGAGATCATGCTGATAGTGGCGCACATTATGCAGTCGAGGGTCCTTTATGGGCCGCTATGTCTGCAAATACTTATGACAAGGCTATGGGTGGCGACTATGCAGGCGACACGGCAAAAGCTGAGTTTAACTTTGCCAACTCTAACCAAGTAACTCTTGGCGACTTCAACATGTACTTTGTACTTGGAGCAGCTAAGGATACTAATACAGAAGTGTATGCAACAGGAACAGAAGGCGTAACAGTTTATAAACTAGCTAATTGTTCAGTTGGGTCAGCATCAATTGATTTTGATATTGACGGTATTGCACAAGTTGGATGGTCAGGAAATGGTAAAACAGTTGAAGAAGTTGCAAGTATTAATACAGCAGCGACTGGAACAACAACCAAAGGTTTAATTAGAGAAGGAGTTGATACAACTACTAACTATATTAGACAAAAATTAACAGACTTAGCAATCAGCTTCGATGTATCAGAATCAACAGGTACATTAGGCGCATTAAATGTTGACGGTAGTGATGTAACTTACGGTGTTACATTAACAGGTGGTAATATTACAATTGAAAATAATCTTACTTACCTAACCCCAGATACATTAGGTTCTGTTAATGTCCCATTAGGACACGTAATGGGCACAAGATCCGTATCAGGTAACTTTACTTGTTACTTAAATGATACAGCAAATGGATCATTAGATTTATTTGAAAGATTACAGGAATCAAGAGGAGTTATTACTAACGCTTTTGACTTAACATTTAGTATTGGTGGCTCAGGCCAGACACCTAGATGTAATGTTGAAGTAGGGAAAGCCCACCTTGAATTACCACAGCATAGTTTTGACGATGTTGTATCTGTTGACGTAGCCTTCCATGGTTTACCATCAGATTTATCATCAGGAACTGCTGCTAGCGCAACAAACGAAGTAAAAGTTACTTACGTAGGTGCGTAATTAAATTAAACTAACGGGAGGCTTCGGCCTCCCACTTTATAGGAATAAGAATGGAAGAAAAGAAAGTAAAATCAGTATCACTGAAGAGTTTGTTAACTCCAAGCAAAACAGTTGGTATCGAGTTTCCAGGAATGGAAGGTTTCGAAATCAGACTAACATATTTAGCAAGAGAAGAATTGCTAAAACTCAGAAACAGAAGTGTAAAACAGGTTCTAAATAAAAGGACAAGGGCTTACGAAGAACAGCTTGATAATGACAAATTCTTAGTAGAATATTCTAAGGCAGTCATCAAGGGCTGGACAGGCTTAAAATATAAGTACTTAGAAGAGCTTCTATTAGTAGATATTAGTGCGGTAAACCCAGAAGATACACTTGAGTTTTCAGTAGAAAACGCAGAACTTATGGTTAAGAATTCTAGCGAATTTGATAACTGGGTATCTGAAATGTTGGGCGATCTAGAAAATTTTACAAAGAGCAAGTAGAATATATACTTGCTCTCATAAAAAGACAATATAAAGATAAAAATATTGACATAGATAAATACCTCGCTATTTGTGAGCAAACAGGAGAAGAACCTGACCCTGATAGAATGCCACCTGCCATGGATATGTATCCATACGAAGTGCAGATGGCATTTTTTATATACAGTATGTTACAAGATGTATGGGAAGGGATGAATGGTATGTACATGGGTAAAAGCATGGCAGGACTCATGGATTTGCTCAATATTTACGAAATCGAAGATAAGAAAACTGTAGTCTATTTTGTGAAAGCAATAGACGGAGAACGCGGAAGTGCAATAAACGAAGAAGTTAAAAGAAAGCACGACGCCGATAAAAGAAAAGCGAGAACAAAGTAAATGGCAGGAAAGAAAACAAAAGGCGGTTCAGTTGATTTTAAGGTCACTGCTAGTGGCCTTAATAAGGTTGATAAAGACGCTAAAAAAGCAGGTAGTTCATTTAATACCTTAGACAAAAATGCAAGGTCGGCAGATAGAGGCATGAAAGGTGCTTCTAATATGTCATCTAATGCAACCAAAAACTTCAGTAAAATGTCACAAGGCATCACTGGAGGGCTTGTTCCTGCATACGCTACTTTAGCCGCTCAGTTATTTGCACTTGATGCTTTATTTAGATTCTTAAGAGAAGCCGCTGACTTTAGAGTATTACAACAAGGTCAAGAGTTGTTTGCAGCTTCAACAGGTAGAGCAATGAGAACTCTATCTAGAGATATTCAAGCAGCAACTTCCGCTCAAATTACCTTCAAGGAAGCTTCACAAGCTACCGCGATAGGTTTGTCCGCAGGACTCTCCCCAAGTATGTTAAAAGAACTAGGACAAGCAGCTAGAACGGTTTCTGTTGCTTTGGGTAGAGATACAACAGACTCTTTTAACAGGCTTATTCGTGGTGTGACTAAAGCGGAACCAGAACTCTTGGACGAATTAGGTATCATACTTAGATTAGAAGAAGCTACAACTCGTTATGCCGCATCTCTGGGGCTTAACAAAAATCAATTAACCACTTTCCAAAAATCACAAGCAGTTGCAAATGAAGTACTCAGACAGGCAGAAAGCCGTTATGGTGCTATTGCAGATAGAATAGGAGACGATTCAGTTAACCAATTGAACAAACTAATGGTCGCCTTTGACGAGGTTCTAAATAAAGCAAGAGAATTTATAGGCCCAATTGCAGAATTTTTTGGTAAATTCTTAACAGAAAATATTGAATCAGCAACAGCTGCTATTGGTGTATTTGCGGCTTCAATCACTGGAGGACTAATAAGTCAGGCTTTACCCAATCTTGGAACTGAAGCAGTAAAACAAGCAACAGCTGTAGCAGGGTCAGGAGATTTGAGAGTATCTAAGATGATGTCTAAAAAGAGAATCAAAAGACTATCATCTGGCACAGGAACAAAAGCAGATATTGCAGCTTATTCTAAAGCTGTTAGTGCTAAAGAATCTATAATGATTAAGTTCGAAAATAATAGTCGTGCAGAACATTTAAAAACAGTAAAAATTCTAAGAGCACAAAATGCTAGAATGGTTGCAGATCAGAGTAGAGGTTTTGAAAGAATGAAAAATAATTTCAAAGCCGACCTTTATGAAATGCAAGCAGTACACGGTCAAGTCATGGGATCTATGAAGATGGCAGGTGTGGCGTTTGGTAGAGCTATGAATGGTATTATGAGAATGGCAGGTTTTATTGGTATCGCTGTTATGATATTTCAAATGGGTAAACAACTCGTTGATATGTTTAGAGATATAGATGAAGAACAACAAAAAGCAATAGAAAAAACTGAAGAACATACTGAATCTATGAAAAGTCTGTCTGAAGAAATAGGTAAAACTGCTAATTTTTTCAGAGAAGATTTATTTGCAGGAGCAGAAGAAAGAATAAGAGCAGTTGGCGGAGCTTTCCAAAGTGCTGATATCGCTGCTCAAATAGATCAAACAGAAAGATCGTTTTATGTACTTGGTCGTGATAGTGATGCTGTCAAAGAAAATATAGGCGGACTTCAGATGGTCGCTTTACAACTAGGACATTTTGATGAAAGATTTATAGAGTTTGCAAGATTACTAGAAACAAACCCTGTAGCTGCTTTCAATATGGCTAATGAGTTAAAACTATTCTCTGACGATGCAATAAGAGCAGGGCAGTCAGTAGATAGTATGACTAGAGCCCAAGCTAACTTTACAAAACAATTTAATGCTTTCGTACAAAAAGGAACAAAGATTCCTTTCCAAGATATTGTAATGTCTTTAAATGAATATCAAAAAGAACAATATGCATTTAAAGAGTCAACTCAACTTTCAACAGAAGAACAAGCTAGAGCAAATGCAGAATATCAAATAACTCTACTAAGACTAGAAGGATTTGTTACCATGTTTAAACTTGCAACAGCTAGACAGATGGAGTTTGTAGAAGCTCAAAGAAGAGGTCTTACTGCAGGAACTGCATTATTTGGTGCTAAACAAGATATTAAAAACTCATTAAAATTAGCAGGACAAATTAATACTATACTAGCTCAAAGAGAAGATATTATGGGCAAACAAATGGCAATAGAGAACATGAACGAAAGCATGGAAAAAGACTTTGCCAAACAAAAATTAAAATTTGCAGAACAACAACTAAAACTAGAAAAAGAAAGACTTGCTATGATGATAGCAGAGCAGAACAAATTTATAAGTGCTTTTGGAAAAGCAGCCGAAGCTTTTGGAAACGAATTTGGAACCACATTAGGAAAAGTATTTAGAGGCGAAAGCGTCAGTATGAAAGAATTTGGTAAGAGTATGGTAAAAGTACTTACAGATTCTTTAGGTAAAGCACTAGCAGATAGAATTATGAGAATCTCTTATAGAGGAACTCCATTAGACCCTGATGTACAAATGAAAAAATACTCTACACAAGTAGAAGAAATGCTTGAACAAAAAGGAAGAGATACTGCAAAAAAAATGCAAGCAGCTGGAAATGATAATGCTAATAATGCTTATAAAGCTTTAGATACAGGCGGTAAAGATGCAAGTGTAAATCTATATAAAGCATTTGACGAAGGCGGTGCAGATGCTTCAAAAAGTATTTACGATAGAATGATAGCTGCTGCAAACTACCATTCATACAAAATAAAAACTGCCGAAAGAGACATCATGATAGCAGAAAGAAATAGACTTGAGTTAACTAAAAAAGATATAGACAACGAAATTGCTACGAATAATGTTCTGCTAGGTTCAGGTGGTATGGAAGGCATGAGAAAGGAACAGTACGACATACGAACAGCCATTGAGAAAGCCGCCCATGGTGTATACGGGGACTACACATCTACTGCTAATTCAAAGTACGGAGATAGGAACTATTCAGGCTCTATCATAAAGATGATTAACGCCCAGTTCGACTCAGTAAGAGACTTTGAAGGATATTCAGGTGGATTCGGAGATAAGCGAAAATCTCTTAACAACGATATTACTGCTGCTAAGTTGGATGCTGTACTTGGAATACAGAGTGGTGATATGGGGAGGGCAAGATCAGGATTAGAATCATACCAAAATCTAGACCCAAGAATCCTTGATGGATTAAAAGATACAAAAATTGGCCAATTCTTTGCGGTGGTAGAAAAACATTTAAGCACTTATGAAGCCAACGAAAGGGCACTAAAGGGAGGAGTAAAAACTGCTAAAGAGTACGAAAAAATTAATAGCGATTTAACAAAAACATCCCTTAACCTAGACAACTCTATAAAAGACTTAGACACTAGAATAGACAAAACTGGACTCAAAGATCTTGAGTTTTCAGATCCAAGTAATACTAGCAGAGAGTTTAATCCAAACACTGGAGACTTTAATACAACTAATGAATCTACTGGTAACGAAGCAGGGGACGCTTATTCAGGTGGAGCTATAGGTGGTGGGGGTGCTGCAACTTTCATGGATCAAACTAAAGCTATGTTCCCTGCTCTAATGGGAACAGCAGAAGGATCAACACCAGCTTTTGGACAGTTTGGACAATCAGTAATGGAGTTTGGAACAGTTATAACTCAATTTGCTACTTTAACCGCACAAGGATTAGCACTAGCAGGAAAACAAGAAGAAGCTGCAGACATAATGATGGAAGTAGCAAAAATACAAATGGCACTAGCAGTTGCAGAAATGGCTATGAAAATAGGACAGTATCTAGACTTTATACCTGCTAGATATGGTGGAGTATTTAATGGTCAATCATTTGCTGGGGGAGGAATAGCAGAAGGACCAGAAGCTGGTTATAAAGCAACTCTTCACGGAACAGAAGCAGTAATTCCATTAGGAAATGACAGAAGTGTCCCTGTAAAAATGCAAGGCTCAGGTGGAAATAACAATGTAAATGTTACTGTAAATGTAGACCAAAATGGTAATGCAGATACTCTATTAACTGGAGATGGTGCAAGAGAACTAGGCAAAGTTATTGCATCAGTAGCACAAGATACAATTGCAAAAGAGCAACGATCAGGAGGACTTTTAAGTAGTATATAATGGCTTTAGGAATAATGCAAAATGATGGTTCAAATATCACTGGATTCTCTAGTGCTGTACAACCAGACAAATCACTAACAAGAACTAATAACCCAAGAACTTTTACAATTCAGTTTGGAGATGGTTATGAACAAAGAATAGCAAATGGTATAAATAATTTAGCACAAGAAATGGAAGTAACTTTTCAAACTCGACCAAAAGCAGAGATAGATGATCTTGTTGCTTTCTTTGAATCTTTGCAAGGAGTAAGTAAATTTAGATTTGACTTAGCGGATTCTAATGCAGGAAGCAATACTGAAACTATAAAAGTTGTATGTCAAGAATGGAGCCAAACTTGGGAGTATGATGACTATTACTCTTTAAATGCGACATTCAGGAGAGTTTACGAAGCATAATGTCAGAGAAAATAATAGTAAAGGACTTGCAAAAACAAGACCCAGGCTCAGCATTGGTACATCTATACGAGATAGAGTACAAAGATGATGAGTTTGCATATTTTCATGATGGATTAGACGCAAGTCTAAGTGAAGTAACTATGCTTGATTATAGTAATAATAGTCAAACAAATACTTACAAAGCACTACCTATAGAATTTAAGGGACTAGATAGAACAGCGGCAACAAAGCTTCCAGCACCTACAATGGCTTTTGCAAATGCTTTATCAGTATTTGGTTTAGCAGTAGATAGTATAGACTATGAAGATTTTGCAGGAAAAAGAGTTGTAAGAAGAACTACTTTACGAAAATATTTAAAAAGTGAAGGAGATAGTAATTCACCACCTATTGAATACCCAAGAGATGTATACTATATTGATTCTCTAAAACAAAGAACAAAACAAGTTCTTGTATTTCAATTGCAAGTTCCTTTTGATTTACAAGGAGTAAAATTACCAAAAAGAACTGTTGTACCTAACAGATGTCCATGGATATATCAAGGAGCAAGTGAACACACAGAAAATCCTGAATATAAAAGAGCAAGAAGTGGGTGTACTTGGCATATAGAAAGCAAATATAATCCAAGTTATAATAATACTGTAGCAGGACAAAATGTAGAGTATACAGTATATGTAAATCAAGATGATGAGTATCTAGTACCAAGTAGTACTAGTTTTTCTACTAGCGTAGGAAATATAACTAAGGGAAACTATTATAGCACTACTTCTAGTATAAGAAGATTTAACCTAGATGGAACGGTATCTACTGTAACTGTAAATAATTATTGGCAGGCAACAGTAACAAATTCTAGTCCAGGAACGGTTTCC